GAGAATAATGATCTCTGCTTCTTTTGGATGAAGTCCTCTCAGAAGATTAATAAACATCATCTCACGGCGGATTGTATTCAGTCCACCGTTTCCTCCTTGAATGAAGTTATACAGCATTGTCCACTCTTTACGGAGAGATGACTTGCCTCTTCCATCCATATCTTGTCCTGTTGCAGATTCTCCTCCTCTTGCTTCCCTAGCAATGTTATCGGAGAGACTTCCGCTATAAACTGATTGATCCTCTGCTTCACCATAAGGAACATCTCCAGAGGGAAGCAAAGAAATCACAGACTCATCAAAGTTCCAAATAAAGATTGCCTTCAAAGAGTCGTGCTCATACTTTTTAAGAACCTCTACTTTCTTTGCTTTTGATCGTTGTTTAGATGCAAGTTCCAGAACTTCAAAAGCAAATGGATTGATTGGAAGTTCTGGAATAGGTTTCTCAACCGTCTTCTTCTTCGTCGTCGTAGTAGTCGTCGTCATAACTGTTTTCAAATCGTACTGCTAAAATTTCATCAGGGACAATGTTACCATTTTCATCAAACATCTCTGGGTGAGTATAAACTGGTTGAGTATTATAGAAATGCTCTTTTGCCAACCATCCTACCACAACTCCTACGAAAAAGAACATGATAGAAACTAATGTTCCGATGGTGAGGGTTACTGCTAACATCTGCGTTCTCCAGAGATTTTATGTTTTCTAATGTCTAAGTAAACATTGAAGTGAAATGTAATCTCTCTACGGAAGAGAGAAATCATCTTACCAAACTTTACTTGGAAAGTTTTTGGTGGATCTGGTTTCCTCCTCCTATTTCTTAGTAGTAACTCTATCCCCCGATTTGGTTCGGGTTCATTTTTATTTAGAGGGCTTTTTTCTCCTCCCTGGTCTTTTATCATAATGATATTTCTCCGCATCGTCAAGCATTTGTTGTAAATAGTTTCTTATTTTTCTTGCTTCAGGTTTTGGGAGATGACCATATCCCTCTCTTAGTTGTTTATGAGTGCTGTCGTTTCCACCCTCCAAATACTCACTTAAATCCTGAACAAGATTCTTAATTTCTGAGTAGGTAGAACTTGATAAAAACTCTTCTACCTGATCTCTTTTTGCTCCTTTACTTTCAAGATATTGATAAAGATTAATGAGTTGTTTTCCATCAAAGGCTTTATCAATAGCAACTTCTACATCGAAATATAGATCGTGAAAGGAGTTTTTTTCCATTAGACTAGACTTTGTTCCTTTAGATACTTAATAGTGTCTGTACAACCTCCAAGATTTTTCTCATCAAGAGTCACTTGTGGAAAGGTAGATCCTTGTCCAAACTTTTGGTAAAATTCTTGACGAGAAAAATCAGTGTCAAGTTTGTATACTACATGCTTCAGTTCTGCAAGTCTCATAACTTGCTCAATCTTAGTGCAGTATGGGCAACCGTTTTTGGAGTAAATTGTGAAGGTCATTGTTTTTTTATATAGGAAAAAGAATATTTAAGAGGCGTTGTTTCTCCTTTGAGGATAACGAACTCTCTGTGGTTTTTCTACTGGATTATTAGATTCCATCCAGTCAATAATAGCATTTTTTCTTGCTTCAGTAAAGAACTCTTGATTCTCATACCATTCCCTCCATGGGGAATGACTCTTTGACTGGTTACAAGATTCGCAACAAGCAACAACATTGTAGGTGTAGTCTAGACCACCTTTGGACTGTGGGACAATGTGATCAATAGTGATTCGTTCTTCTGATCCGCAATATGCACATTTATGATCCCATCGTTCTCGTATCTTTCTCCTCCAAATCCTTTTTGCTTCTGCAGAACTAGTTGTGCGTAGATTAAACAAGTAAGCTTGAGAGGAGTGATAGAGTTCCATATAGTAATGCAACTTACCATTATTTATTTTTAAGGTGCCTTAGCATAAAAAAAGGAGGGTTTGACCCCTCCATTATATCAGAGAGCGTTGCCCCTAGGCAAGACTTCTTCAGGGAACACAAAGTTCTCATGAGGTTGGTCTACTGGAGCCATCCAGGCACGGAGACCTTCATTCAAGAGGATGTTCTTGGTATAGAAAGTTTCGAATTCTGGATCTTCAGCAGCACGAATCTCCTGACTTACGAAATCGTAAGCCCTAAGATTAAGAGCAAGACCAATAATCCCGATAGAGGATGTCCAAAGACCCATGACAGGAACAAAAAGCATAAAAAAGTGAAGCCACCTTTTATTGCTGAAGGCGATGCCAAAAATCTGCGACCAGAAACGGTTAGCCGTGACCTTAGAATATGTCTCTTCCTCTTGAGTCGGCTCAAACGCCTTAAAAGTGTTTGCTTGTTCTCCATCTTCAAAGAGTGTGTTTTCAACAGTAGCACCGTGAAT